CCCCCTCGCGCTACGTCGGCCATGTTCTCGGCATGGGTCCCAATGTCGAGGTGATCGGGTCTTACGCACAGCGGCGTATTGCACCGATGCCGGATGTCCATGTTGGCTGGGATGGGACCGTTCGTCAGCTCGTAGGCGACCCGATGGGCTTTCAGCGGATGCCCAGCGAAACCGCCCTCGTTGATCTGTCCGTATCCCGTCGATGTTCGGCTCGCGGTCCACAGCCAACAGCCATCGCCCTTTTGGACCTTCGGCCAGAAGCGATCGGCCAGCGTCCGTCTCTTGTAGGGACCGTAGGGACCGCTGCGGCTCATGCTACACATTCTAACAGGAGCACCGCATGAAGGACACCGTCGACGCAGCCGCGAAGTACGTCATCGCCGGGGTCGTCATCCTCGGCTGCTTCGTCCTGCTCTATCAGGCGCGCGGCGGCGATCCGACGCTGCCGTGGGCCACGATCACCCTCATCGTGGGCTGGTTGATTCGCGATAGCGCGGGCAACTCGGCAACTGGCCAGGTCCTGCGTATCCAAGCGGCGCAGCCGACCGTCACCGCGACGAGTGGTCCCCCTGCCACCACCACCGTCACCCCGGCCGATCCCGGCCTGACTGCGGAGGGCTGAACATGAACATCGCCACCGTCCTCGTCATCGTCGGCCTGATCCTCGCTCTCGTCGACGAGTTCCAGGCCGCCGGCAAGAGCCTCACGGCGTGGGCCGTGGTGCTCGTCTGCGCCTCGCTCCTGTGGGGCAAGCTCGGCTGATGGGAGCCAACGCCCAGCGCCGGCGCCTCGCGTCCGCGCCGCCAGCGGCGCCCCAGCAGGGCGTCGAGCTGACGAGCGTCACGCTGCGCCTGGCGACGGGCCGGCCAGCGATCATCTCGGTGCCGACGGACGCCAGCGACATCGAGGTCCTCAGCATCATCAACGGCGTCACGCAGCTCGCCGATCGCCTCCGCGCACAGCGACTCCAGGGCCCGGCCTCGCGCCTGCTCATTCCCCAGTGAGCCCGGTCATGCCCCGCGGGATCACGTCGGTCGCCGTGGACTCCACGACGCTCGCGCCGCTCGAGGAATACGAGTCGGTCGAGGCTTGGCTGCTCGCCTTGCCGGGCTCGACCGTCCTCAACATCGGCATGGACGATGGCTCGAGCTACCTCACGAGCGTCGCTCACATCCTCGACAGCTCGCTGCTCGGGGAGGTCGTCAGCCGATTCCGGATCCAGCGGCGGCTCGGCGAGCTCCGGCGGCCGCGCCGGTGACGCTCCAGGTCTGCCCGACGCCGGGCTGCCCGAACCTGACCCCGGGCGGCTACTGCGGCAGCTGCGCGCCTCGTTCCTCGCGGAACCACCGCGGGGTGCCGCGCCAGGCCCGCGGCCACGGTGCGCCGTACGACCGAGCGGCGCGGGCCCTCCGCGGCCAGCCTTGCGCGCTGCGGCTCCCCGGCTGCACTGGCATTGCGTCGGGCGGCGACTACACCCGCCCGGGCGACTGGACGAGCCCTCTGCAGCCGGCCTGCTCCAGGTGTCAATCGGTCCAAGGCGCGGCCTTGGCGCGAGCGGGTCGATGAGCAACGAGCTCGACCTCGGCTCAGGCGTGACTCTGAGGTGGACCGAGCACAAGCCCGAGGGACGAGTTGGCTACATCCTCGAGCACCCGCGTGCCGAAACCGAATCGGGCCGGTGCGGCGGGGCTGGCTGGGTCAATCCCGACTACGAGCCGACGAGGCCCCACTGGACCATCGAGAGCGAGAAGCCCCTCACGATGTCGCCCTCGTTTCTCTGCCACTGCGGCTTCCATGGCTTTGTCCGCGATGGCAAGTGGGTGGCGGCCTGATGACCAGCGGCGGTGCGCGCGTCCGCTCGGGACCTTCTCGGGACCCAATGGCGATCCGCCGCGGCCGGACACCCGATCGCTCCGGCGTAGTTCGCCTGCCGATCGCGGGTCGCGAAGGCGATCCGCCGGCGTGGCCGCTGCCCGGCCGCCCGACGAAGTTCGAGCTCGAGCGCTGGTCGATCGAGTGGGCGAAGCCGCAGGCGATCATGTGGGAGCGCCTCGGCTGGGAGCTCCAGGTCGCGCTGTACATCCGGACGATCCGGTTCTCGCTGAAGGCCGCCGCCCCCGCGGGCCTGACCACGGCCCGGATCCGCCAGGAGGACAACCTCGGCCTGACGAGCGCGGGCCTTTCGTCGAAGGGCTGGGTCATCGAGGAGGGCGCCCCCGAGCCGCCGGCCGCGGCACCAAGGCGCGCAGCCGGCGCATCGGCCAAGGATCGGCTCAGCGTGATCCAGGGAGGTTCCCATGCTCGCGCCTCGTGAGGCCCGGACGATGGCCATCGTGCCGTCGTGGCTCGAGGCGCACTGCGTCGTGCCTGACGGCTTCCGGATGGGCGAGCCGTTCCGGCTGTACGACAACCAGCTGCTCTGCCTGGCCAACCACTACCTCGTCCGCGGCGACGCCGTCTGGGACCCGGAGAACCCGATCCTTGGCCCAGCGTTCGTACACGCGCGGAGCCTCGTCGTCGGGCCTCAGAAGATCGGCAAGAACCCGCTCGGCGCCGCGTGGATCTGCGGAGAGGCCGAGGGCCCGGTGGTCTTCGGCGGGTGGGCCGGCAAGGACGACGGCTACGCGTGCGATGACCACGGTTGCGGCTGCGACTGGGAGTACGCGTACGACGCGGGCGAGCCGATGGGAATGGCCTGGCCGACGCCGCTCATCCAGATCACGGCCTATTCCGAGGACCAAACGGACAACACCTACGACGTCCTGCGGCCGATGATCGAGAAAGGCCCACTCCACGACCTGATCCCACACACCGGCGAGACGTTCATCCGGCTGCGCGGAGCCGACGACCAGGCCCGCATCGAGGTCGTCACTTCGAGTGAGCAGAGCCGCCTGGGCAACCGCGCGACCGCGATCCTCCAGGACCAGGTCGAGCAGTACTGGGCCTCGAATGGAATGGAGAAGCTCGCCAACGCTCAGTACCGCAACCTCGCCGGCACCGGCGGCCGGGCGCTCCTGCTGGCCAACATGTGGGACCCGAGCCAACACTCGGTGGCCGAGCGTGAATCACAGGTCGACGGCGTCTACTTCCAGTCGATCCCGTGGCCCAGCGGGCTCGACTTCATGGATCCGGAGCAGCGTCGCCGGGGCCTCGAGGTCGTGTACCCGCTCGACGTCCGACGCGAGGGCGGCGGCCACCTCGACCTGAACTCGATCGAGCCGGAGGCAATCAAGATCGCCGCCCACGACCCGCCGCAGGCGCGACGGTTCTTCGGCAACGAGGAGGTCGAGGGCCAGGGCAAGGCGTTCGATCTCGCGACGTGGATCCGACGCCGGGTCCCCGAGCCCCGGATCGTCGTGCCGAACGCGCTCATCACCCTCGGCGTCGACGGATCGGTCCGCTGGGATCACTTCCCGATCATCGCGACGGAGGTCGCGTCGGGGTACCAGTGGCCGCTCCACATCTGGACGCCCGGCGGCCCCGGCAACGAAGTCCCGATGGCCGCCGTCGACGGGGTCCTCGACCATGCGTTCGCGACCTGGAACGTCTGGCGCCTCTACGGCGACCCGGCCTACATCGAATCGTGGCTCGCGCTATGGGCCGGCCGCTTCGGTGAGAAGCGCGTGGTCTCATGGGACACCCGGCGGCCCAAGGCCATGGCCCTCGCGCTCCGGGCGTGGGGCGCCGCGATCACGAGGGGCGAGCTGTCGCACTGCGCCGAGGGCGATCGTTGGGACGAGCTCTTCACGGCCCACGTCGGCAACGCGGTCCGTCGCGACACGAACTACCGCGATGACGAGGGGCCGCTCTGGACCGTGGAGAAGGAGCGCGACGGCAGCCCCCTCAAGATCGACTCGGTCCCCGCGGCCGCGCTGTCGTGGGAGGCGCGGAACGACGCCATCACGACGGGCGCGCTCAACATCGAGGAGCCCTCCGCGTACGACGGGCTCACCGCGGAGCAGGTCCTCGAGCTGATGCGGGTATGACGCGGCTCCGCTCGGTTCCGGGTGCCATCGCCGCCGCGATCGGCCGTGTCGTGGCGCCGTTCCGGCCGGAGCCCGGCACGACCGAGGGCGCCGTCTACTTCGGCTTGGCCCTCATCGCGGTCGGGTTCTTCCTCGCGAACCGGGGTGACCTCGCGTTCATCGTCCCGGGCGCCGTGATCGCCCTGCTCGGCTCGGCGCCCGCCATCGTCGGCATCCTTCGAGGGACGAGATGAGCCTGCTCGCCCCCGTCCTCGCGACCGACGATCGGAGCGCGTTCGCGGACTTCTGGTACCAGCCGGCCTACCGGCCTGGCGCGACCGACGGCCCGATCGACCCCGATTCGGCGCTGACGATCCCCCAGTTCTACGCCGCGGTGACCTACGTCTCCGAGGACATCGCGAAGCTGCCGCTCAACATGCTCGAGGACCTCGGGACCGACGGCAGTCGGCCGGCGCCAAAGCACGAGCTCCAGGAGCGCCTGCACGACCAGCCGAACCAGTACCAGGACGCGATCGAGTGGCGCGAGATGGCGACCGCCTGGTCGATGCTCCGAGGCAAGGCTGTCAACGAGATCATCTCGGGCAGCCCGATCAGCTACCCCGGCGCGCCGACCCAGCGCAACGTGGTCGACCAGCTGGTCCCGCTGCACCCCGACCTCATCAAGGAGAAGACGAACGACCAGGGCACGCGCGTCCTGATCTACCGGGATCCGAAGCTCGACGGGCGAGAGCGGACGCTCCTCTACGACGAGGTCTTCATCGTCCGTGGCCGCCAGAGCCGCTCGGTCCTCGACTTCGCGGCGACCAACCTCAACACCACCCTGGCCATGGAGCGATACGCCGGCTTCATGTTCAGCCGCGGTGCCAAGCACCAGGGCGTCATCCAGGCGAAGGGGCGCCTCCCGGATCCGGTCCGGACCGCGCTCCGCTCCGCCCTCGACGAGTACGCGATCGGCGGCGCGCGCGCCGGCCGGCCTCTGCTCCTCGAGGACGGCATGACCTGGCAGGACGTCTCGATGACCATGGCCGACACTCAGCTCGTCGAGCAGAAGCAAATCAGCATCGCCGACGCCTGCCGCTGGATCCGGATCCCGCCGCACAAGGTCTTCGACCTGTCGCGGTCGACGAACAACAACATCGCGAGCCAGGGCGTGGACTACGTCGTCGACTGCCTCCTCGCCTGGGCCGTCCGCTGGGAGCAGGCGATCTGGCGCGACCTCATCGCCGACAAGACCTTCTTCGCGAAGATCAACCTCGACGGCCTGCTGCGTGGCGATTCCGCGTCGCGCGCCCAGGCGTTCGCCCTCGCGGTCATGTGGGGCTGGATGACGCGCAACGAGGTCCGGGCCATGGAAGGCTTCAACCCGATCGTGGGACTCGAGGCGCCGCTCACGCCGGAGAACATGACGACGAACACGACGGGCGACACGTCGGTCAGCTATCCGACCCAGAAGCAGGCCCTCCTGACCAACGGGCCGATCAACGGCGAGGCCGCCGGGCTCATCCGGCTCTTCGCCAGCGACGCCGCCTCGAGGGCGGTGCGCCGGGAGACGGCGGCGATCGCCAAGCTCGCCGAGCGTGCCGCCGGCGACCAGGCGGCGTTCCGGGTCGGCCTCGAGGCGTTCTACGCCGAGCACGCGGAGACCGTCGCCCGGGATCTCCACATCCCCCGCCACGAAGCGGCTCGCTATACGAATGCCCAGCAGGCCTCGCTCCTCGAGCGCGGCCCCGACGCGATGGCCGACTGGCCCGTCGAGGGCGTCGCCCGCCTCACCGATCTCGCCATGGACAAGCCCGAGCTGACGGAGATTGCTGCATGAACACGAAGCTGGGCCGCGTGGCCGCGGCGGTCTTCAACCACCCCTGGTACATCGTGCCGAGCCAGCTCGATGCGATCGCCGAGCTCGTCCGGTTCCACCTCGAGGGCGGACGCCTGACCCGCGACCAGATCGATGCTCGGCTGGCGCTCGCCGCCGAGGATGCGGGGCCCCGGCTCCAGGCGGCCCGACCGCGCCTGTCGAGCACCCTCGGCTCAGTGGCCGTGATCCCGATCTACGGCACGATCTTCCCGCGGGCAAACCTCATGACCGACTACTCGGGCGGGGCGACCGTGTCGGGCATCCGGAGCGCGTTCCGCGAGGCAATGTCGGACGAGACGGTTGGCTCGATCCTGTTCGACGTCGATTCACCGGGCGGCTACACCGATGGGATCGAGGAGCTCGCCGCAGAGATCCGCGACGCCCGGGGCCAGAAGCCGATGGTCGCGATCGCGAACTACACGATGGCCAGCGCCGCGTACTACCTCGGCTGCCAGGCCGACGAGGTCGTGGCCAGCCCGTCCTCGCAGGTGGGCTGGATCGGGACGGTGATGGTCCTCCAGGAGTTCAGCAAGATGGACGAGGCCGCCGGCGTGACGACGACCATCCTGCGGGATCCGCCGGGCAAGTACGGCGGCAACGAGTACGAGCCGCTCAGCGACCAGGCGCGAACCGAGCTGCAGCAGCTCGTCGACGACAGCTCGGCGCAGTTCCACACGGCCGTGGCGAAAGCTCGCGGCCTCAGCGTTGCCAAGGTCCGCTCCGATTACGGCCAGGGCGGTGGCATGAGCGCCGCTCGAGCCAAGGCCGCCGGCTTGGTCGATCGCGTCGACACGTTCGACGCCACGGTCCGGCGCCTGGCCACCGGCAAGGGCCCGGCGTCGCGGACGTCGGCGATCGCCGCGGTGGGTGGCCGCGTGATCGGGGCTGGGCCGGTGCTCGTGGGCGAATCCGGCCCCGAGCAGTTCTCCGAGCTCGTCCTCGACCCGCCGACCGAGCCCACCCCAGACCCGGATCCGGATCCAACACCACCCGTCGATCGATCGAAGGAAGCTGCAGCGGCCCTGGCGCTCGCCCGGGCCCGAATCCGATAGGAGGCTAGAAGACCATGGCGATCGCCGCCGAGCACCTGTACGAATCCTGCACCTGTGACGCCGGCATGCGGAACGGGCTCCGTTGTGCCGACTGCAACGGCCGCGGCATCGTGCCGAAGGGCTACAAGCCCACTGGCGCCGCGATCGTCGAGGAGACCGACGCCGTCGAGGATGACGGCCTCGACGACATGAGCATCACCCACCTCCGCAGTCGGGCGAAGGACCTCGGCCTCTCGGCCGGCGGGAGCAAGGCTGCGCTCGTGAAGTCGATCCGCGAGGCGAACGCGGCCGCCACCGAGGACGAGCTCCACAGCGGCGCTGCGGCCAGGCTCGACGATGCGGCGGAGGCCGCCGCCGAGACGTCCGATTCCGTCGACGCGACCGACGGGCCCGACGCACATTCCTGAGCACGACCCGAACGGGGCGCGCCTAGCAATCTGAGCAGGTAGACGAGGACCTCGCGGCCTCTCTAGGATCCATTGCAGAACTGAATCAGGCCTCCGGCATACGTCCACTCCGACGAGCGGCGACCCGGCGGCGACACAGAGAAGCGACACCCGAAGGTGCGCGCAGCTGTCGTCCGTGAGCAGTCACGGCGCCGGTTGCGCGCATTTCGCGTTCCAGGCGCCACGAAGCCTGGGAGACACGAGAATGCGGGAGATCCCCCTCCAGCGGTACGACGGGGCGCTGCCGGTCACCGCACCGGTCTATCGCTACAGCCCGGCCAACGTCCTCGGCATGACGGCGCTCGCCGCGACCGGTCTCCTGACCGCGTCCGACGTCGGCGTCGGCTTCTACTCGGCGCTCGCCGTCCTCGAGACGCGTGACAAGACGCTCAAGGCCCGTGAGGACGCCCTCATCGCGGCCGCCGAGAGCGCGCCGGATCCCGACAAGGTGCTCGAGGCGCTGGCTGCGTCAGCTGACGAGCGCCAGGTCATCGGCGCCGAGCGGGAGCAGCTGCAGGCCCAGATCAGTGGCGAGATCGCCCGACGCGATCGTGAGCGAGCAGCCCCCGCCGCGAACATCACCGAGGCCGAGCTCGTCGACCGCGCGGCCGCGGATGCCGAGAAGCTCGAGGCGACGGCGCCGAAGCCGTTCAAGAGCCTCGGCGAGCAGCTGAAGGCGGTCCACGCGGCCGCCATGGCGAAGCAGAACGGCGGATCCGTCGATCCTCGCCTCCTGCAGATCCAGGACCACTTCAAGGCCCAGGCGGCCGCGCACGGTGCGAGCGAGCTCGTCGGCTCCGACGGGGGCTTCCTCGTCCAGTCCGATTACAGCAACGAGCTGATGGGCGAGATCATCACCGCCGGCGTCCTGGCCCCGCTGGCCAAGGAGCGCGAGGTCGGCGCGAACTTCAACGGCGTCAAGTTCAACGTCATCGACGAGACCAGCCGGGCGACCGGCTCGCGCGGTGGTGGCGTTCGGTTCTACTGGCTCGCCGAGGCAGGCCAGAAGACCGCCAGCCGGCCGAAGATGCGCCAGGTCGAGATCACGCTCCAGAAGGCCGCGGCGATGTACGTCGCGACCGACGAGCTCCTCCAGGACACGACGGCGCTCGAGAGCTTCGTCCGGCCCGAGTTCATCGCCGAGGCCAGCTTCTGGATCGACGACGCGATGGTCCGCGGGACCGGCGCCGGGATGCCGCTCGGCATCCTCAACTCGGACGCCCTCGTCACCGTCAGCAAGGAATCCGGCCAGGCGGCCGACACGATCGTCCTCGAGAACATCGACAAGATGCTCGTCCGGCTGCTTCCCCGGAGCCTGCCGAAGGCCAGCTACTACATCAACACCGAGCTCTGGCCGCAGCTCTTCCAGCTGAGCCAGATCATCGGCACCGGCGGCGTGCCGGTCTACCAGCCCCCGGGATCGGTCCAGGGGAGCCCCTTCGGGCAGCTCCGCGGCCGCCCGGTCGTGCCGATCGAGTACGCGTCGGCGCCCGGGGATCTCGGCGACATCATCCTCGCCGACTGGTCCGAGTACATCCTGCTCCGCAAGGGCGGGGTGGCCGAGGCGAGCTCCATCCACGTCTACTTCGACACCGACGAGACCGCCTTCCGGTGGGTCATCCGGGTCAACGGTCGGCCCTGGCGGCACAGTTCCGTGACTCCCTACAAGGGCTCCGGAACGCTCTCGCCGTTCGTCACCCTCCAGGCCCGATAAGCAGCCGCTGAGCTGAGAAAGGAGATCAAGGTTATGAGCGCACTGCTCATGGAGCGGCTGCAGTTCGTCAAGGTCCTCGATCCGGTCGCCGACGCGTTCGATACGTCGCCGATCACCGACGTCATCAGCATGAAGAACCTGTCGCGGATCCTGTTCCTCGTCCACATCGGCGTGGGCGCGACGGGCACCTCGACGTTCACCGTCGAGGCCTGCGACGACGTCGTCCCGACGAACGTCTCGGCCATCCCGTTCAAGTACCGCCAGATCCTCTCGGGCGACACCGAGGGCGCGATCGCCGACGGCGCCACGACCGGCTTCGTCGACACGGCCGGCAGCTCGAAGCTCATCGCGATCGAGGTCCGCGAGGACGCGCTCGCCGCCTCGGGCTTCGGCTACGTCCGCCTCAAGGCCGTCGAATCGGTCAACTCGCCGGTCCTCGGCGGGATCGTCGCGATCGGCGAATCGAAGATCCCCGGCGCGCTGAAGCCGACGGCGATCGTCTAGCCCACCCCCCCCCGGGGG